ATTTGAAACATCTTCTTTTCCACTTATAGCCGTACTAATTTGAGTAGCTACTGCGCTTGATGTTGTATATACTGTGTCAAAATAATTCTTTAAAGTAGATTTAATATTAGACCAAGTAACAGATTTTAAAATTGAATTTACAACATCCCAAATTCCTATTTTGTCAGCATCTAAAGGAGTTGTATAGTTAGTTGCTGTATTTGCCGAGTCGTCTAATTGGATAGCACGAATAGCATTACCATCGTTTTTCCATACTGGATTACCACTAGAATTAGCCCCGAAAGAACTTTCACTTGCATTTGCAGTAATATTAGCAGATTGATGTTTTAATCCTAAATGCCCAGACCCCGCAGTTCCTTTAACGTGCAAAGATTTTGCATTTAAACTAAACGTACCTAAATCAGTATCTTGAGTTGCACCTGTGTAAGGTACAAATCCCGAACCGCCACCACCGCCTCCATTAATAGCAACTAAACTACTTAATTGTGTAACACCATCTCCAATGAACAATTCACTTGTTGTTTCATTGAAAATAAATTGACCGTTTTTTAAAATTAAAGTAGGATTTGCAGAAAAGAACGCTGCATTTTTTTTACCTACTCTTATATCTACATTTGCCATTAATTAATAGGATCTATAATTGTTGATGTATTGCCTGTAATTGTATCTATAATTTGTTGTAACACCTCAACTGTATAAGTGCCACTTGTATTAAATGTTTGCAATATGTTTCCGTCTTGGTCTTTTATTTCAACTGTGAAATTATTTTGGCTAATTTGACCGCCAACGTAAATATAATTATTGGTTAAAATATTTCCGCTGTTAATTGGTAAATTGCAACTATCATTCCCAATTGGTGAGCTTATAGTTAAATCAAAGTAATTACTAGCAACATCATCGTCATTTCTATCAATGTCATGAGTTACATTTACATTCATATTTACTTTAAAAGAACCGATTAAACCACTATTTGAAACTTGACGTAAATACATAGGCAAATCCCAACATATACGCTCAGTATCACTTAACACATGGTTTAAGTTGCTCAAATCTTTTTGCACTAAATCTGAAATAATAATTAAGTAAGTCCTAGTTACTATTTTGTTTTCCATGCTTTGATTTTGCAAAATAGCATTCATAAATGGATATACTATTTTAACATTCGTATCCGCTTCTGATTCATTACCAAAGTAAAATGAATTAATGCCTTTATGCTTAACAGCAAATTGGCTTAACAACTCTATGTCCTGATTAAGTGTTAGCATTTATCTTCGCATCTATTATAATAATCATTAATAGTGTTTTCGCTATCCTTAACCCAAATTCCATTAAAGTAATTTTTTCTACTTGCATTAACACCTGACGTTGTAGCTTCATCATACTTTGGAAAAGTATTTCTATTTACATCTAAGTAATCCATTAATAATTGAGCATAAGCCTTTGCTTTTAATGTCCATTCGTCTTTTAATAATTGAACATCGCTTGTGTCGGCTGCATTTGAGTTAGTGCTATTCTTAACTTGTATTCCTTTGTTTTGGTAAGCAAATTTAAAAGAGTAACTAGATTCGGCTTTAATATACCACGCCAAACATTTAGCTATATAATTATTGATTAAATTCTTTTCGTTTGTATAAGATGATAATGAAGGATTAGCAATTATTTTAGTTTTTAAATCTTCGTATAATGGAGTGCCTAAAATTGGTTGAATATAAATATCCTGCACCATTATAATAGTGCTTTCAAGTTTTTTAAAGTCAACGTTTCCGTCAACTCCTACCAACTTTTTAAAGTAGTCTTCTTGTATGAATAAAACGTCCGCCATTAGTTTTTAACTTTTCTTCGTTTAGTAATTGCATTAAACATATGTCTGCAATCAGGATCAACTACTCCAGTTTCGGGATTAGTATAATACCCTCCTCTGTAATCCCAAACATTAGTACCTAAATCATTTTCCATATTATCTAAAGATTCAAAAGTCCAACTTTTAGTCGCGCTTAAAGCCATCATTTTTTTACAGTATGGACGAGATGAGCCGCCTTTTTTTAAGCTAGGCTTTTCAGGATTAACCGCGTATTTATAAACTGTATAAATTTCATCGCTTACAATTGGTTTAGTTTCTTTTTCAATAGCCTTTTCAGTTGGTTTAAAACCTTCAACGCTATCAACTAAATAACCATTCTTAGTTAACCTTGCAATTGATTCACTAATCTTTAAAGCATCATATTTTAGAGTGTTTGCAATTTCATCAACGGTAAGCGTTGGGTTGCCTTTTAAAGCGTTTAAAACAGCGCTATCTAATTCCTCTACACTAATTACTAAAGCATCCGCAAATTTCATTATTTGCCTTTCGTATTTTAAAGCGTCTTTTGAATTATGAATATGAGCTGCTTCAATTAATAAAACATCATCATCATTGTCATCTATTGCACACGCTTCTAAAGCCATTAAAACTTTATCTACTTGACTAGACATCTTAGCGTCAATGCCTGTATTAATTCCTAGCATTTTTTTAGCTTCGTCAACTGGCAACCCGTAAGCCGTTAATCGTGCAATTGCTAAATGTTCATTCATGCCATTTTTACCAGCTTGAAAATCTCTAATGATACGTTGCATATCTCTATTTTCACTAGCTGACAAACCTTTTAAATTATCGTTTACTTCCGTAGCTTGTACTGGTAACGGTTCGCCATTTGCATCAACTGGCAAAGGTTTTAACGGGTCATATCCTTTTAATTTTCTACGCTCGTCTTGAGTTAAATCCACATCGTTCGATAAGTCCACTCCAACTAAACTAATAGGGTCAAATACCATTTGTAAATATTCACCTGTCTTAACAAAAGATAAATAAGATAAAAATTCTAATAAATCATTTTGTCTAGGCTCTACGTATCCTTTTACAAATAATTCTTGCAAAGTTAATAGATCAGGCGAACCACTTAAAAAACTATCATCAAATTTTATATTAAATAATTCAGATGCCATTTCATGTCCAGCAAATACTTTCTTTAAAGCTCTTTTAGAAGTGTATAAAAAACGCTCTGCCATATCTGTAGGCGTTACATCAACTACCTCAGGGGCTTTGTCATCTCTTTCTGAATGCACTATCATTACAGGCTCTCCTTCTTCACCTGTGTATGTGCTTTTTATTCCTCGGTCAATTGTAGCAACTGTTTTATCGTCAGGCGATCCATTAAAAAAGTTAATGATTTTCCCCATTGATAAACCGTTATTAACCATATTACTATTAGCTTTACTAATTGTAATATCAGTATTTATATCATCTGTAACACTTTGGTACTGGGCAATTGGATAAACTGAATTAATTTTACTAGCAGTTGCTGAGTAATATCTGAAATCTATAAAAAAAGAACCGATTTGTTTTTCTTTATCGTTCCATTTTAAAATTTCTTTTATTTCATTTTGATACTTGTTTTTTGTCCAATCTTTTGAAAAATACAATACTTCACCGTCCTCTGAAAGTCTGCAATTTGCTGAATTTAAAAAATACATTTCAATTGCTTGACCTTGCAGATTAGTTATAACCTCAATAAATTGACCGTTAAAAATTTCAGTATTTAAACTTATTTTTTTTCCTACTTGATTTAAAGTTTCTTTTTTATTGAAATTATCTATAAAAGCATTTACTTTAATTTCATCAACTTTGTTTTTTGCTTTTAATCCTTTGCCCCAAATATATCTTGCTTTACGATTTAATATAGCTCTATGCTCAGGGTGTTCATCATATAGTCTGATTAACTCTTGTGGATATAAATTGTTTTTACCATACTTTACATACCCATCGTTACCAACAGTAAATGTCAATTTAGGCATATTTTTTAAACCTATCTGAACATTTGATATTTTCATTTTATTATCCATTAAATACTATTGTTTGAGTTTGGTTTCCGTTATATTGTGTTAACTCGGTTGCATTGTCAGGCACTTCTAATTTGCCTGTTTCAACTTTATTAGTTGCAAGTAACGGGTCTAAATTTGTGGTACTTGTTTGTTCATAAATATTATAAGTGTAAAATCCTGTTAACGGCAATTCAAAAGTACCGTT